GCATCTGGCTCAACCCGAGGTCGCGTGCCACGAGGTTGCGTCCAGCTTGACTGCCACCCATACCGCCAGCCATACCGCCCTCGGCAGCTCGGCGCATTATCATCCCTTGGTCTGCCATCGGCAGCTCACCTCGGATCATACTGCCAATCGCGCTGCCAGCTCCACCAATCAGCTTGCCATAACCGGGCATAGCTTTCTCCAGATTGGACATCAGTATGTCTTGGTCAGCTGCGCTGGTCTGTTCGGCCAGCTGCTTTGATTTGTCAAAGCTCGCCAAGTTACTGGAGATCGAAGCGTCTTGTTCTTCAGCTTGATCTACTTTTTTATACTTGGGGATTTTTGGCCCCTTCTTGAAAAGCCCGCCAAGGACTCCCATCGCTGCTCCGATTGCTTGTGCTGCCATATTATATTAAACTTTCGATTCCGCCACCGCCGTGGGTATTTAGGTTAGTCATTTGTAAAACTGGAACAGCCCCATCCCCCATATGATTGGCGAGTTGATTCTGTAACGATTCAATCGCCAAGTTGCGGTACTCGGTAGCTGCTCCAAAGTCTCTGTTTTCCTCCAGCTTGATAGCTACGGCCATATTCTTTATGGCGTATAGATCACTCACCATCAGCACGTCCGTGTCGTTGACGGCGTTGATGAAGCGCAGCTTGGCTATGACTGTAACGGCGACCTTCTTGTCATCTCCGTCCTCGCAGCCAGCTGCACCACCGAGGCTAGGAATTAGCGAGCGTCGGTAGCTGGGTAAAGTTTCGTCCGGCTCGTATGTGGCGATGTCCACTTGGGTAAGAGGACTGGCGACCGTGATCTCGTACAGCTGGACGTTGCCCTCTGTGGTGTCTTTCAGTACCCCCGTGATGCTCTTGAAGTTGGTGGTTGTATCCACATAGCCGTTTGCAAGCGTCACTACCACCCCGTCTTGGTACACGGTATCGGCCCCGCTTCCGTTTTTGACCGTCCGCACCCAGTTGTTGTTCTCGTCGTAGCCTTGGATGGTGATGGTCTTACCGGCATCCGATTCGTTAAAAGCATAAACGCGAATAGGCTTACCAGCCCCACTCATATCCTTATGCGTGGGCGACTCACCTCTATCGAGCAGCTGGTAGCCAACATTGTCCTTATTGTCCAGCAGGCCGTAGCCGCTCTCGACAAACTCAAACCAACCGTTGCGAACCACACCGACATTCTCGGATACGGCAACTGTCTCGATAGTCTCGATCTGTCGTGGCCAAGCGATGCACCCGCTGGTCGCGCAGATGTTGAACCGTCCATAGGTTCCCTTCCACTTGCCGCTCTCGATCAGTCGCCGCTGCGCCTCGTTAATGTACTCGGTAGTACGGGTGTCGGTGGCGCAAAGGTTGAGGTGCTTTGCGATGCGTGTCTTGGCTGTGCCGAGAGTTACTTTCATTAGACGGTGTAGTAAATCCTAGATGTGCGCTTAATAAAGTAGACGCCGTAGTAGGGCGGTAGGTTGGTGAATGATTCTGAAGTTTGGCCGGAGCCAGCTGCAATCATTCCGTTGACTATCTTTGAACCAGATATGAAATGACCTTCTCCAGCGTTTTGTGCGCCCCCTGTGTTTTTGAGCGGGCTTTCTGTGTATTTAAGAGCGTGGACGTGTGGCGGTAAGTTCTTTTCTTCCAGCGTTGTGTCCTTTTCGCCGCCCGTGTCTTTTACTGCGGCAGCAAAATCGCCAACACCAACTGGAAACTTCGCCGACATAGCTGTATCGATTTCCCAGAACGGCCCCGCCATCTCGTTTACTGTGCCAGCTTCGCCATCGTCGTATGTTTCCAGCTCAACCTCTGATCCAACCCACATCTGTCTCACATTACCGCCCGCCGGAATGGAGTGCTTTGAAATCCATTGGCCACTTATAAAGGAATACATCCGGTCTGGTTTACCCCCGATTGTCCTTATCCACGGGCGGTCTTGATCGTCCACGGCGGGCGTTGAGTCGCCGTAGTTAAATAAACTGTAACCACCCGCGACGTAGGCGGTGGTGTTGTTTATGAACGTGTTGTAAAGCTGCTGTATGCTTTCAAAGCACGTCTCGGTCGGGACTGAACCCGCTTGGAGAATTACTTGCTGGTTAGATGCCATAGTCTAAAGTTCCTTCTGTGTATCGTTGCAGCTACCCGTGATGCTGTAAGTGTACCGCGTGTTCGCACTCGCATTGGCGCAGCTGATTATTAGTTCTGTGTAAGTGATGTTCATAAATTATACGCAATTACCCACCGTACCGCAGTCGCCATACGGCTCCTCCACTACGGGGTAGGCGTGGAGCCTAAAAGTCTTCACCCGTGCGTGACCCACCCACTCTATGCGTGAGGAGAACTCGTATCCATTTCTCATCGGCACACCGTTAGTGACCTCGCAATCGTCAGCCGGTTGCGGTAGCCGCATTCTTGATCGGTACTGCGGCTTGTAATTCTTTAGAGTGAGGCACGAACCAGCGACGGGGTTGCACGTCTCCGCTTTCGCGCACTCTGTCCAGCTGTTCCAGTCTACCCAAGCTGGGTACTGGTTTGGCTTGTAACGAATAGTGAAGTCCACCTCGCCGCGAAGGTCATCGACCCACATCTCCCCGTACTCCAGCTGCTTCATTTCGAGCGGGTTCTCAAAGCTGTAGCTGGGTGTTTCGATATAGCAACCGATGCGCCCGCTGTTCGCGTCCTTCACCCCGTCTCGCGTCAGCTCCCAGAGCTGGATGTTGCAGCTGCTATTCAAGTGGAAAGCAAAGCATCGCTCCTCCTCATCAATTTCAGCTGTTAAAAGCTGTAAGAAATTTAATCCCGTCCAAAGACCTTCCCAAGCTGGTGGCATCTTATCGCCCGTGCCTCCAACGGTGTCGAAGTCGAGCGGGGCAATGCCTCGGAAGTACACCCCTTGCGATGTGTTCTGCGGTGTGACCGTTGTGAGCAATCGGTTGTCGAACAGCACAACGCTTGTGCGTTGCGCGATCTCGTGCATCTTTTCGTCTCGCAACACCGGCCCGATCTCACGGCTCACGGGAATCTGCCCGTACTCCTGCCACTCGCGGCGGCTGGAGATATAGCTGCGTATCCCGTCTGGCGCACGGTAGAACATATCACCGTTGACCAAGGCACAGCTGCGGTCGCTGACGGAGCCGTAGTTGATCGCCACGATGCGGACGGTGGGGTACTCAAGACTCTTCCAGCTGTCGCGGCTGGTTGGCACGTTGACCGCAAATACAGCGCGGGCCGTATGCACCAACAGCTCGCCTTGTCCGAGGCTTGAGTCTGGCTGGTTCATAAACCGCATCGCCGTGATGTCGCCGGTGTCCAGCGGGACAGCGAACGCACCGCCCTCGGCGATGTAAGTGTTCTCTGTAAATTTGATAACGTCAGTCGGGCCACCAACAATGTCGCCAGCGACAAACTCACGCCCACGCGCTACCCACAACCGACCGTTCCCGTAGGCCATCACTTTGCCGGTGGGAACCTCGTTGCCGGACGGGTTGGCTCTGCGGGAAGTTGCACCGTCAAAGATGATAGCGGCCGACTCACCGTTTTGTATGATGAGATAATGCTCGGCCTGCTGGAAGTAGGACACCTCGATGTCCGATGCGTTCGGATCGTAGATAGTTTCACCAAGGCTGTTAACGCCGTTGGTTGGGGTGATGTCCTGCACCATCCCCGTCTCCGTGTTGATCTTATAGATGTGACCGCCTATGGAGGTGACGAGGTAGCTGTTCTTCCCGTGGTTATAGTTGTATGCCCCTTGGAACCGTTCAGTCTCGAAGGCTGTCTTTATTCTTTCATCCGACTCGTCGATGGTGGCCAGCTCAAACATCGTGGTGGACACCTCGCCTGTGCCAGTTGACCCTGTGTCGCCAACAGCTAAAATTTCAACAGGATGCGTGCCTCCGTCTAGGTCAATATTCGCTAGGTCGGGCGAGTTTGTAATGATCCTCAACTCCCCACCGTTCAGATTGATTGTGTAAGTTTGAACCCCGTTCTCAATCAATTGCTGGTCGCCAGCTGCGTTTGTTAGATACCAGTCGTTTGAGTTTGCAAAGTTAGAACCGGCGTCCAGTTTGATTGTAACCACATCAAGATTGTTTGGGTTCAACCATTTAATACCAATGCCGGATGCGTAAGCGTTGGGACTGGTCGACACTTTGTTAGACATTTCCAGCACATTACTGTCAAGTACGCCAACGTCTAATTGATCTGCCATAGCTGATCCTACCGACTCCCAATCATCGTATGCTGTGTTAAATGCCGCCTTGTCCGCAGCGGCTATACCCCAGCTTGCAGCGTCAGTCTCGTCGTTCTGGTTGCCGGTGACTGTTCCTCCATCACCGCTGCTAACGGTTGTACCCCAGCTTGTTGGGGTTGTTCCTGTCGCTGTAAAAACAGTTCCAACATTATTGTTAGCTGCCCCAATGTTGGTAACATCAAAACCTGTGCCGGTTTTTGTAATCTTATATTTCTTGCCGACAACAAGCGTGCCGCCGCTAATCAGCTGGAACGATCTGTCGAACTCCAGCGGGATGTTGACGAAAGCGGGGCGCGTCTTTGCGTAGCCGCCACGCATTGTCACGTTGCCAGCGAAGGAGGCTTGGTTGCGGGCGAGCAAACTAGGCGAACGACCAGCGTCCACCCCGCGTTCCAGCGTAAGGAACCCGTCGCTAATCCGCTGGCGGTCAATTACTGGCATTACACAAAAACAGCAAAGTCAAACTCGTGGGGGGCTGATGAGTTTGGTAACTCAATTTTAATACTTGCTGTACTTATTCCGTTTGCATCAAGTGTAAGATCAGATGTGTTTCCGAGCCTCGGAGTAAGCAGTACGATTGGTTTGGCCTTGGATAGCGCGTTCGTAAAAACAATAGTAACCAGATCGCCGGAGGCTGCCACGCTGGCGCAGTTGAACTCATCGCCATCAAAAACAGGGTCGTTGCTGTGGTTGGCAGTTGTTGTTACGCGCCCGTAAGCCTCCATCGCAGCACCACTTGCGGCCGGTGTAACCCATTGCGGGGCGCTTGCCCCCTGCTCAAGCCGTTGCCCAGCTGACCCCTTGGGCAGCTTTACCCACACAGTACCGTTCCAGTAGGCAATATCTCCAGCTGCCCCGCCAGCGTTAGCTATATCCGCCAACGGCAACTGGCCGCTGGTTGTAACGGTGTTTAGTGCAAGTGTGCTGGCTTGTAAGTCGGAGTATTTTACCGTGTCCCACGCCAGCCCAGACGGGGCGCTGCTGTCAGCGCCGAGGAACTTGTTGTCAGCGCCTACTGCTAACGCGATGTTCTGGGTGCTGAAGGTAGCTAGACCGCCCTTGGCTAGGGTTACTAATCCCGATCCAGCTGCACCAGCTGCGCCGGTGTCACCCTTCACGCCAGCCGCGCTGACTGTGCTTGCGCCTGCAACAGTAGCCCCGACGGCTGCATTTGTAGGTACTGCGTAAAGGTTCTTTACCGTGATTGATGTGGCGGACGCTTTAGCTGTAACCTCAAAGTAACCACCACCGCTGATGTGTAAAGTCTGTCCGACAGACATCCAGCCCGAGTCGCTCACCGCAACCGCAACCGTTGAGCTGACGGCGGGCATTGTGAACGAAGCAGTTGTCGCGGTGTAAGCGTTGCTACCGTTCGTGCCGTTCGTTCCAGCTGCGCCAGCTGCGCCCGTTGGGCCAGCTACGTTGACGGTGGAGGTTGTATCGCAAGTTGTTTCGCAGCAGTCGGTGTTTTGATTTAATGTAATAGCCATCGTTTGACAGTTCGCAAAAGTTGTGAGGGTATCTCCCCGTAGGGGGAGTATAGCCTCACTATACCTTCTTATTGTCAAACGGTTTGATTAAACACAAATATGGCTTGGCGTTTGACGTGCAACTAAACGAGATCGAGCTGGAGTTGTACGCATTCAGAATCAACCACTCGCCGGATCGCGGTGGGCTGGGTGCGTTCCGTCATTTTAAGAACGTGGTCGCCCACCTGTGGCCGAAGATGATCTGGAACCCGTGGCTGGAGAAACAGATCGAGAGTCTGTGCGATAACCAATGGGTGTGCTGGGCGGGGTGCGGCGCGAGCGGGAAGACCTACGCTGCCAGCCTTTACTCGATGGTTTATTTTCTAGCTGCCCCGCTCCAAACCTCGATCATCCTCACCTCCACCACCGCAAAGATGATTCGGAAACGGGCGTGGCCGGTCATCCAAGACCTTTATCGGACGTGCAAGGGTGGCTACCCATCGCATATGGTGGACAGCAAGACCACGCTGCAAGCCATTCGAGGCGACGATAAGCACGCCATCTTCGCCATCCCCGTGCTGGACGGAGCCACCTCAAAGGCGGTCGCCAACATCCAAGGGATACGTTCCCCGCGCACTATGGTGATCGTGGACGAGGCCACCGACACGCCCGAGGCAGCGTTCGAGGCTTGTTCAAATCTTCAGAAGGGAACCACCGAGTTTAAGTTTCTGGCGATAGGGAATCCTCACAGTAAGTTTGACCAGCACGGTCGGTTCGCTACCCCAAAGAATGGGTGGTCTGGTATCAGCATCGAGGATGAGGAGTGGGAGACAGAGCGGGGCATATGTGTTCGGTTCGACGGGATGAAGTCTCCCAATGTGCTGGCAGGTAAAACGAAGTACAGCTTCCTAATTTCGGACGATCAAGTGCGGCAGGCGCAGAAGTATGACGGCGAGGACAGCCCGAAGTTCTGGAAGTACACGAGGGGGATGTGGTCGCCCGAGGGGGTGTGCAAGACGGTGTTAAGCGAGAACTTGGTCGAGAAGTATCGGGTAATGTTTCCTGCTGTTTTTGTGAAAAAGAGCCACATGATGGCCGGTTTAGACCCCGCTTTCAATGGGGGCGACCGTTGTGTCATCCAGCTGGGGCGTTACGGAGACTTCGACAACGGGAAGATGGGGATATCTTTGGAAGGAAACGAGATCATCCAGATCGACGCAAAGAGCAGCGAGCCGGTTCACTTTCAAATTGCCAGCCGAGTGCGGGCTATCTGCGAGGAGAACAACGTGAAGCCGGAACATCTGGCAATAGACGCCACCGGCGAGGGTGGGGGGCTGTGCGATATATTGGCCAAGACGTGGAACCCGTCGATCCAGCGGGTGGAGTTCGGAGGAAAAGCCAGCGACCGCCCCGTCAGCCCAGAGGATCACCGCAAGAGCAGCGAAGTGTACGCCAACAAAGTGACCGAGCTATGGTTCAGCGTGCGCCAATGGGTCATCAACGAGCAGCTGCGCGGGATGCACCACGCGGCGGTGATCGAGTTCTGTGCGAGGATGTTCGACGATGAGAAGCGTATGACGATCATCGAAAGAAAGGTCGATATGAAAGCTCGCACCGGCCAGTCGCCGGACTTTGCGGACGCGATCACGCTGGTGGTGGAGATGGCCCGCAGGCTAGGTGGGTATGCCACGGCGACTCGACAGCGTGGAGGGATTTCCAGCTGGGATCAGATGGTTAAGGATTGCGACAGCATTTACCACAACACGTTTGCCGAGGTATGAAAAAGATAATTGAAACGAGCGTTGTGCCGCCTAGTGGGTACAGCTACGAGCAAGAGGAGACTGGCGTAAAACTGACGGCTGACAACTTTGGCCAGCTGGTGACGAGGGTGGCCGATCATCGGCGGGCAAATAATCTGCCGGTTCCGTTTAACATATCGGAGATTGTGGAGGCCAAGGTCTGCGAGGAGAGGCCGGAGCTGTGCGAGGGGTATGTCCCAAAGCCGCCGCCGAACCAGCGCCTCACGATGAATCTAGCTGTGCGTCTCACCAAGACACTCGTCGCAGCTGGTGGTAAGCGCGTGGAGGATCAAGCCGAGGCTGACCAGAGGGCGGCAATCTGTGCGATGTGCGAAGACAACATCGAGCCGGACGGGTGTACGGGATGCGGTAGCAGCATTATTAAGAAGACAATCGAGTTTATTGTGGGCGCTAGGAAAACATCGTATGACAGCTCACTTAAATCGTGCAAGCATTGCGGCTGCTTTAACGCGGCGCAAGTTTGGTTGCCGCTCAACGCGCTACAGAAAACAATTACAGACAGCGAGAACGAGGCTTTGCCCGATCATTGCTGGAAACGAATATACAAATGAACAACAACTCCCTACCGCTTGATAACATAGACGAAAGCGGGACGCCGCCAAAAGCCAGACTCTCCTCTGCGGAGGCCGTGGTTGATCTGGTGAAAATGCTGGCCCGAGCCGACCAAGACCGCAACCGAGTGAGGGCAAAGGTGAAAGGGATTGTTGACGGCAACCCGCCGTACAGCGCGGCGCAGCTCAAGCGCACCGGCCAGTCGTACCGCACCAATGTGAACTTTAGGGAAGCCGAGGCTTTCTTCGCGATTGCGCTCACCGCCTTCTATGACGTGTTCAGCGAGACACCGACCTACGCCACCATCAAGACCAACGTCGGAACCGACGCCGAGCGGGTGCAGTACAGCCGAGTGTTGACCGAGGAGTTCGACCGGCTACAGAAGAACGACAGAGAGTTTGATTACACGATGCAGCTTTCGCAGCACGAGATGGTGCTGTTCGGTTCTGGGCCGCTGACGTTCGAGAACCCCACCAGCTGGAAGGCCAGAGCGATCAAGTCGGGCGATCTTCTTCTACCAGAAAACACCCGCAGCAACCCGAGCGATTGGGAGGTTGCGGTCGTTCGTCGGCGCTACCAAGCGCACGAGATTTATGCGTACATTCGTGACACGAAGGCAGCCACCACGGTGGGCTGGGACGTGGAGGCGACCCGCAAAGCCATCATCCAGTCGGGGCCAGAAAGCTACCAGCGCCACAATAATTGGGAGTGGCATCAGCAGAAAATCAGAAACAACGATCTGCACTACTCTGCCCAATGCAGCTTGATTAACGCCGCCCACGTTTATGTGCGGGAGTATCCGCAGGATGGCGAGGCGGAAGGCAAGATCAGCTGCTACATTGTGCAGGAAGACGGGGAGGACTTTCTCTACAAGCACGTTGGCAAGTACGACACTTGGGATCAAGTGATGCACCCGATGTACTACGACAAGGGCGACGGCCAGCATCACAGCGTGAAGGGTCTTGGCGTTAAGATGTACCCAGTCATCGAGCTGAAGAACCGCCAGAAATGTCATATGGTTGACGTAGCTGCCACCGCGTCAGCGATGCAGTTGCAAGCGGAAACGCCGGAGGCAATGCAGAAGGCGAGCGTTGTCCAGATGGGGCCGTACTCGATACTGCCAGCTGGCTACCGTGTCGTGCAGCGCCAGTTCTCTGGCATCGTGGACGCACCGATGGCGGTGGATCGCGAGCTGGAAGGGGTGATGCAGTCCAACCTCTCGCAGTACAGACAACGCCTCGACAAGCCGCAAGGGAACCCGAAGACAGCGACAGAGGTTCAAGCAATTGTGCAGCAGGCCAGCGTGTTGGGTAAGACGCAAATCGCCCGATACTATCAACAGCTGGATCATTTTTTCTCCGAGCGATACCGCCGAGCCGCGAACCCAAACGTGTCGGACGCGGAGGCGGTCGAGTTTCAGAAGCGGTGCGTGTCGCGTGGTGTGCCAAAGGAGGCACTCACCAACCTCGACTACGTTCAAGCCTCGCGCAACTACGGTCAAGGGTCGGCGTTCCTTCGGATGCAGACGATCTCTGGCTTAATGCAAGTCGCTGGCCAGCTGCCCGAGTCTGGGCGGGACGCTTTGCTGCGGGACTACATTGCTGCGCTGGCGGGCCAGCAACAAGTAGGCCGCTATATGGTGGGGCCGGAGCAGGACATTTACGCCAAAGACCAGATTGCAGAGGCGAACATTGAGAACGCTGTTATGCAAATGGGAAACTCCGTCATCATTACCGACTCGCACAACCACTCGCTGCACGCCCAAACACATTTAGCAAAAGGAACTGAACTGGCACAGGCGATCCAGCAAGGGGGCGATCCGGCATCTGCTGTGCAATTCTTTAGCGTACTCATCCCGCACATCGAGGAGCATCTCGGTATGTTGGGAGCTGACGATTCTCGGAAGGACGAGGTGAAGCAGCTGGGGGAACAGCTAAAAGAGCTGGCTGGTTTTGCCAACGAGGTGTCCAACCAAGTGGCGCAACAGATGGAGCAGGCTCAAGCCGCGCAGATGGAGCAGCAAGCACAGGCTCAAGCTGGGCCAGCGCCGGAGGAACAGATGAAGATGGCTTCTATGGAAAGAGACGAGGCCCGTAAGGACGCCGCGCTGCAAGCAGAGATTGGCAGAAGCGAGGCGAAGATGAGGCAGGAGATGGCGTTGGCTGATGCTAAAGCAGCCTCCGCTTTGTGAGTTAAGCAACTAAATGACACTAACAGAATGGACGGGTTCGTCCTCCGCAGTCGAGGAGGCGAAGGAACTAATGGGTGGAGCAACCTTTCAAGCGATGAAGGAAGTGCTGCACGAGGAGTCTCCGATGGTGAGAGTTCCCTTACCGTTTGGCTCGTCGGCCACCGACTACGCCTACGCTCACGGGATGCAGAAGGGATACGAATTTGCGCTGAAAGTTCTGAAGGCAATGGGGCAAAGTGCGCCAGAGATGCCGGAGGAACCAGAGGCGACATTTAGCAGGAGCAACAATAATGAGTGAAGAAACACTAACCGAGACAAGTCCGGCGGCAGTTAAGGGAAACCCTAGCCTGTTGGAAGAGACGAACGACAACATCACCAGTATGGCAGACGCTTTTAAGCAAGCGATGTCGAGTGATCCAGCGCCAGCTGCCGAGCCAGCTGAACCCGCACCCACCGCCGACCCACCACCGGCGGAGGACAAGGCAGAGTCCAGATCGTCGAAGGACTTCAAGCTCATCAAGCAAGAGCGTGACGAAGCCCGCAGGCAGATCGAGGAGATGCAAGGCAAAGTCTCCGATCTGGAGTTGAAGACCTCCACCACCGAGGAGTACGACAGTCTAAAAACGCAGTTCGACGAGTTGAGCGAGGCGTTAAGTGTTTCCAACCTCGAACGACATCCGAAGTTTAAGGAACAGTTCACCAAGCCGATCAACGATCAGATCGAGCGTGCGCTGGTGTATGTGCCGGAGGAACAGCGTGCGGAGATGATTAAGCTGCTCAAGCTGCCAGCCAGCCCGCGACGTGCGGATGCGCTGGACGAGCTGACGGGCGACTTGCCAGCCTCGCGGCAGGCATATCTCCAGAGTGCCATCAGCCGCATCGACGAGATCGCGCACCAGCGGGACGAGAAGCTGGAGAGCAGTAAGTCCAGCTACGAGCAACTGATGGCGGACGAAAAGGCTGGCAGCGAGGCGCAGTCTGCGGAGCGCAACAAAGCGTTGGAGCGTTCGTTTGGAACAATGCTACAGCAGGCGCAGGAGAGCATCCCGATCTACCAGACCCGCGAAGGGGATGAGGAGTGGAACTCTGGCGTGAAGGAGCGGGTCGGCTTGGCGCGGCGAATCCTTATGGAGCAGAACAGCTTCGAGGATGCTGCCACCGCAGCCCTATGGGCGGCAAGCGGCGGGGCGTTGGTGGAACAGAACGCTGGGCTGGTGGAACACAACCGCCGCCTTCAAGCGGAAGTCAACAAGCTGACGGGAGCAGAGCCAAGCACAGCTGGCAATTCAGCTAACGGCAGCGCGAAGCCGGTGCAGAACAGCTCGTTCAGCGATAAAGTTATGGGTGAGCTGCGCGACTTGGGCATCCGAGGCGCAACGCGATAAGATTTGTTTGACGGTAATAAGGGGCCGTGGATGGCGGCGTAACCTATTGGTTGACTCGACCGCTGTCATTAGTTGCACCCCAGCTGGCTGCGTCTACGGGTAAGCCAGTTGCCGTCATTTTTTTTCAACAAACCGTTTGACGAAATCGCAAACTCGTTGCACAACAAAAATGCGCTGTGAGTTAGGCGCATAAATTTAGCTCACTTTTTAGCCTTATAGCGAGTGGCAATCGCACCGGCCCAATCGGGACTGGCCGACCGAACAAGAGGCGTATGCGCCCCCTTCCGTGTGGGAGTGTGGTGTTGCGTCATTAGTTTGATTTTTAAGGAAAGGACTTATTATGGCTTGTTCAAATGTATTTGATGCTTTTGCGATTGCTACCGAAAATCTTTCGGATGAAGTTTATAGGAATGCTTCTTACCGTTCTGTGTGGCTTAATGCTATTCCTCGCGGAACTTTTGAGACGGGTGTTGGAACCACCAAGACTACGTTCGCTATCGAGAATAGCGAACCAACGGATGACACGGAAACGTGGGCGGCAATAACCAACACGCAAGTAGTTGGGGGTGGTGATGGCGGAGCCGGTGGCTCTTGTGCCAGCTCCTACACCGATGTGGAAGTGGGCTACACCAGCCGCACTTACAATCCAGAGGAGTTTGCCCTTCGCGGGCCGATTCTCTGTAAGGATGATCTGATTTACGATCATAACGTGGACACGTTCCTTCGCGCCTATGTGGAGGAAATGACCAAGCGGGCGCAGCGCAGCTGGGAGAAACGCTACGAGAACCTCTATATGAAGTTCGCGTCGAAGGTTCCAGCTGGCAACGGCTTGTCAATTGTTGACACAGAGGGTGAGCTTGAGGCGGTAGCCGTGGAAACAGCCACATCTACAATCACGCAGCAGCTACTCGACCAGCTGGCGGTTGATCTGATCGACCGTGGCGCGACCAACCCAGACAGTAATGGTTGGATTGGTTACGGCGAGGATGGCCCCGTGTTCCCGTTGTTGATTGGCTTGGAGGCCAGCCAGCAGCTTGCGCTGCACGGCGAGCTTCGGAATGACTTCCGTCACGCCGAATCGGGCAAAGGATCAGCTTCCGAGTTGATGAGCAGAATGGGAGCTACGCGGCAGATTAAAAACTTCCGTCACATCCCCAACCTTCGTCCAGCTAGGTTCTCCTATACTGGTACTTCTGGTCAATCAGATGGTAAGTACGTTCGCGTGCCGCAATATCTGATGAGCAGCGCCACAAAGGGCAAGAAGGCTGTGCTGAACCCCGCTTGGCAGACAGCTGCCTATGAGGCGGCCGTCATCTTGAACCCGTCCGTGTTTACCTCGGAGATTGTTCCGCCGGTCAATTCAGCTGGCGGTGTCAGCTGGAACCCCACCTCCTATATGGGTGAGTGGAAATGGGTGACAGGTGGCAGCAAGATTCAAGCTGCGAACGCGGACTGTGAAGACCCGCTAGATAAGCTAGGTCGGCATTATGCCGAGTTCAAGCACGCTGCTAGGCCCGAGTTCCCGAACCACGGGATGACGGTTATCTTTAAGCGTGCCTGTGGCCTGTCGAATGACATTACGATAAGCAATGTCACCGCCTGCACCGTTTAAGGCGTAGTAGTTTACAGCTGGTGGCTCGCTCCATTGCGCGAGCGGGCCACCAGTTTTTTTTTAATTTAGATAAAGTTGAAGCAGTAGAAAACACTTTATATGAACAATCCAAAAATATATTCAGACGGAGTAGTTAACTCCATTCAAGACTCCCCCCTCCGCGTGCAAAACAAAATGCTTGGTGCGCTAAAAAATATGGGAGGAGGCGCGTGTACAGTAAATGTAGACAACCTTTTTAGCGCGTCATCGACCGCACAAGTGGTTCTTACCGCCAACACGTCTAGACGTTTTCTGTCTATACAAAATGTAGGGAACAGTAAGGTCTACGTTAGGTTTGGGGCCGCGCCAGTTATTAGTGGCACAAAGCGATTTTCCTATATAATCGCTCAATCCAGCGGAGCAGAGAACGGTGATGGTGGTGTGCTAACTTTAGAAGGCTACACCGGCAGCGTGTACGTCGCGACATCTGGCAGCGATACGTCCACCGTGGTAGTCACAGATTTCAATAACTAATATGAGCGTCAAACTTACAAATTTTGGAGGCTCTGGTTCCGGCATCAAAGCTGGTGGCGTCACAGTCGAAAACGAACCGATCATCAAGTCGGATGGTGCGGGTGAGGTGATGCAATGGCAGCCGTCTGACGGTGTTGCTGCTGATGGTATCACGATTACAGAAGGTGGTTCATTGGGCGACCCGTTGCGATTGGGTATTGGCGTGGCTGCGCCATCTGCACCGTTTACCGTCTCAAATGCAGGCGCACAAGGGGTGGAGATTAGCGCGGGAGCTACATCTTACATTCAAGCATATAACCGCACCGTATCGAATTATTGCGATTTAAAAATTGACGCCCAAACGCTGGAATTTGGAACCGATACGGGAGCCACTCGCCTCACCATCGACAGCGCGGGCAAGACACTTTTACAAAGCGGGACAACAAATGGCAGCGGTGTTGTTAACACGCTACACCTTAAAAATTCGGGAACCTCGGTTAGTGATGGTAGTAAGATTTTATTTACTTCTGGCACTAGCACGGACGGCGCGGGGATAGGAAGTGGCGGCGTTGCACTTAACTCGGCAGATTTAAAATTTTACACGGGCGGCAACAATATGCGCCTAAACATTACTGCGGCTGGTATCGCGACATTCTCGGCGGGGATTGCAGTAACCGGCGGCACAGTCACAATCGGCTCGCTGGACATTGGCCACGGTGCGAATCCCGATGGAGATGATTTCAGTACGGCTGTTGGCACCGACGCGCTGGATGTCGCTGTTTCTGGTGCTG